CAAAGCTTGGACTAAATCTATCAGACAAAATACTATTACACATCCTATCTTTGCAGATGAAAAGGAAGAAGATCCTAATGGAAAGTTTATGGAGCCAGTTTTAATTCATGATGGTAACAGATCAATAGTAAAAGGAAGAACTGTAGACTTTGAATTTCCTACACCTGAAGAATTGTTTGAGGATTTTGAAGATGGAATCAAATAAAATCTATAATGAATTTGATCTTAGTGAAGATGAATATAACGAACATAGATATGGTCTTGTTGATCCATATTTTATTGTTCATTCAGAACCTTATAAATGTAGTGTTCTTTACTTTGATGGAGATGATGGAGTAGTTTTGTTTACTTCACCTTCTGAAATTTTTGATTTTAAAGGATTCAGTACAGAACTTATTGATTGTTCTTATTGTGATGTTTCTTTAAAACATATGTCAGAAATATTAGAAATATTAAATGATTTTGAATCAGAAATTTTAGAAAGGCAAATAGATTAAGGATATTGAAGATGAAACTTAGAGATAAAATAGAACATGAACTTAAATGTTCTGTATCTAATTGTTCAAGGAAAGTATCAGTATATTTAACTGGAGAATTTACAGGACAGTTAAATTATTATTGTGCTACTCATGCAAGAATGGAGATTGAAAGTCAAGAAGTTGTAAGAAATTTACAAAAAGATATACCGGGGACTTTACAAAATCTTTTATCGTGATATAATCTATTAAGTTTAGGATGCTTATTGAACGGAAATTGCTATTAACTGCTATGATCAATAAGCATTTTAATTATAAACCATAAGGAAATTTAAATGTTAGAATTTGAAACTGAGTTAAGTAACTTAATGAGTATACTTAAAGATGGTCATAAAGAATATCTTGAAGTAAATGATGATGTTATTCATAAAGGTGCTTGGGGAACAGAGCCACCTAGAGTAGCAAAAGTAACTTCAATTCAAAAATTTGAAGATGAAGGCACTAATAAATATATAAATAAAATAAGCTGGAAAGATTTTCATGCCAATCAAGAAGAATATGTTGTTAATTTTCATGATAATCATTGGGCTTACAACTATCAAATAAATCCTTTATAGGCTAGTCATATGGAATACAAAGATAAATTAGTATGGTTAGCTGATAAGTTAAAAGATCAATCTAATCCTAATGATCAAGGTTGGAGAGCGTTAGCTAGAGCATTAGGTTTAGGTAGTTCTTCCCATCTTAAAGCAAGATTAAACAAGAAAAAGTTTACTACTGAGCAAGACTTAGCTGCACAAATGTTGATGGCTAGGATCAAGCGTAGTGAAAAGCTGGATAAATTTACATATGTTATTCAGTAACCCTCGTTGTTGTGGAACCCCTCTTGATGTGGGTTTCCACACAACTTTCAATAAAATAAATGGAGAAAATTAATGAATTTAGTTTCATTCAATTCCCGAGAGGAACAGAGAAGATTAGCATTTGCAGACCTTGGATACATGGGTACTGATGTTGACTTTGATGTTCAAGAAGTAGGCGCATCTTATAAACTAAATGGTGAGACTTGTTATATACCAAATAGAAAGGTGTTGTTGAACGGTAATACAGGAGAGTATATATCTACTGTAGGTAATAAGTATTCTAATCCATTGTCTCATGCAAAACAGTTTGAAAAGATTGAAGAGAATATTATTAAATCTAGATTGAACTTGGAAGGTATGACAAGAACAATAAATGTATCAGATGGTGGAGGCAGAGCATTTGTAAATTATAAATTTCCTGCTCATACTATTAATGTAGGTGGTACTGGTGATGTAAGCTTGGAAATATTAGGTAGGAATAGCTTTGATGGTACATGGCCTACAGTATTTGAGGGTGGTGCATGGAGAATGATATGCACAAATTTATGTGTATTTGGTACAACAGTTGCAGTATCTAAGCAACGTCATACTAAAAATATTAACTATGATAAGGGAGCTATGCAGGTAATGAATTGCTTGGAAGTTTTCTTAGACGAGTCAGATAAATGGACTAGATGGATTGATACTCCAGTAACAGATAAAGAGGCATTTCAAGCTATTGCTACTTTGTCTAGGAATAACCATGCTATTAGTCAATTAGATGATATACATTCAAGTAGGCAAAGTATTGCTGAGACTCTTGATGTAGCTACTAAGAATCAAGATGGTTCAACAAGAGCCAACAGTCCTCTTAGTACTCTATGGAATTTATATATCCATGAATACAGACCTTCATTAGGTAGTAATCTATGGGCTTTATATAATACAATGACTGATTGGACTAGCAATCATCTTACAACTAAGAAAGATAACAGCGTACATCATCTACGTGCTACTAAGATGGAAGATGTTAGGAAGTTAGTCACTCATAATCCAGTATTTAAGTTAGCAGCTTAAATAAAACACTTGACAAGGCTGTACAGTTTGTATAGTCTTGTCTAGCCAACTTTAATTAAGGAGAAAATATATGGCACTAGTTGAAGGTTTAGCTTATTGGGCTTCAGTAACCACACCTAATACTAAATTTGAACCTGTCTATTCTGTCAATCTATTGGTGGATGATGATGTTGCAAAAGAGTTTGCAAAGAAAGGTCATAAGATTAAACAGATGGATGAAGGGCCTAGTATTGTTATCAAGCGTAAAGCTAAAGATAAGAATGGCAAGGAACGACCTGCACCTAAGTTAGTGGATTCTAATAAACAACCTATTACCGATCTTGTTGGAAATGGTTCTAAAGTTAAAGTCCAATATCATGAATGGGAAACATCTAATCAGTTTGGAGATTTCAAAGGTTTAGATTTTCAAGCTATGCAAGTTTTAGATTTAGTACCTTATGGTGATAGATCATCTGATGGAGCAGAGTTTGGTCTTGATGATGGAGATGAGTTCTAATGAGTGAAGTAGAACAACAAGCACCTAAAGCTGTATATCGTAATGAGGAAACAGATTACGATGTATCTAAACTAACCCCGGAAGCTCAACAAGCTTTTATGTTGCTGGCACAGCTACAACAGAATGAGTTACGTCAAGCTGAGATTACTACTAATCATTATAAAGCAGCGCAAGCTCATTATAATAATGTAATAAAAGCAGGGCTAACTGAAGAGGCTATTGTTGGAGCTGAGTTTACTGAAGTTGAAGAAGAGGAGGTGAAAGCAGAATAGATGTCGTACTGGTGAAGCCCCTACGCAATGTGGGGCTTCCCCATTCCTTTATAAATAAATTAGGAGTTTAGATGACGTTTGTTAAATATCATGTAGCTTGTCCATTGTGTAACAGTAGTGATGCTGTTAGTATTAATGATGACGGATCAGCAAAATGTTTTAGTTGTGGAGAATTCATGCCAGATTTTGATAGTCCTGTTCAGGACACAGTTAAGAAAGAAAGTTCTAATGTAGTATATTTTTCTAGTGATGATTATGTAGGTGTAGTAGGTGCGTTGACTGATAGAGGTATATCAGAAGAAACAGCATCTAAGTATGGTGTACGTGTAACTTATGATCATGATGGAAATATTGCTAAACATTATTATCCTTACTACAATGATAAAGATCTTGTTGCTTATAAAATAAGAACCATTGAAGGTAAAGGATTTAAAAGCCAAGGGAGTATTCAAGAAGGAAATTTATTTGGTCAACAAGTGTTCAGCAAAGGTGGCAAGTATGTCACGTTAGTTGAAGGTGAATGTGATGCAATGGCAGCTCATGAAATGACAGGAAGCAGATGGCCTGTAGTTTCAATTAAGAATGGAGCAGAAAGTGCATCAGGAGATATCAAAAAGAATTTAGAATTTTTAGAATCTTTTGATAATGTAATAATATGTTTTGATAATGACAAGCCGGGAAAGGAAGCAGCCAATAAAGTTGCAGCTTTATTCAGACCTAACAAAGCTAAGATTATGAATATTCCTGAAGGTTATAAAGATGCTAATGATATGTTGAAAGCTAATCAACATAAGAAGTTTGTCGATTGTTTCTGGCAAGCTAAAACATTTACACCTTCTGGTATTATCCGTGTATCTGAGAAGCTTGATGAATGGAAAGATCGTAGTCAGAAAGAAAGTATTCCATATCCTTGGCAAGGATTAAATGAAAAGTTATTTGGTATGCGTAAGTCAGAGCTTGTAACATTTACAGGTGGTACAGGATTAGGTAAGTCCAGTATTACAAGAGAGCTGGAACACTGGCTGATTACACACAGTAAAGATCGTGTAGGTATTATTGCACTTGAAGAAGATTGGAAGCGTACAGTCGATGGTATCGTATCTATCGAAGCTAATGATAGACTGTATATTGAAGAGATCAGAAACAAATACGATGAAGATACTCTTGACGGTCTATTCAAGAAGATGACAGATGAAGATAAAGTATATATACATGCACACTTTGGTATGAATGATATAGATGAAGTATTTTCTAAACTAAGATATATTATTGTAGGCTGTGAATGTAAATGGGTAGTAGTCGATCACTTACACATGCTAGTATCTGCATTGTCAGACGGAGATGAGAGAAGAGCTATTGATAACATCATGACAGAGCTAAGGAGCCTCGTAGAGGAAACAGGAGTCGGTCTAATGCTTGTATCACACCTTAGACGGGTAGCAGGTAATGAAGGTCATGAAAATGGCGTAGAAGTGAATCTGAGCCATCTGAGAGGCAGTCAATCAATAGCGCAAATAAGTGATTGTGTCATTGCTTTGGAGCGTAATCAGCAAGCAGATGATCCTATTGAATCTAATACTACTAAGCTACGTGTTCTTAAATCTAGATACACAGGCGATGTAGGTTTAGCTTGCTCATTATTTTATGATGTTGATACTGGAAGACTCAGTGAAGTACAACATGAAACAGATAATGGTGATTTAGAATTTGATGATATACCTTTTTAGGAGAAGGCATGAAACGTACTAGAATACATATTAACCAACATAATATAAAGTATAATAATAAAAATACAGGTAATATAAAGCCTGTGATAACAGCAAAAGATTATACTCAAAACAGGAAAGGTAATCATGTAGAGATACTTGATAGCAATAGAGAAGTTGTGGCAAGAGTTATATACTCTCCAGACAAACCTTTAGATTGTGGAGCTAAGTGCTGGATTGAAACCTTTAATAATGTTATAGTAACATAGGAGAATCAAATGGACTCTATTGAATTGTTTTTAGATCATTGGGTATTGTACAGGAAAAAAGATCCTAACATTCCCACTCTAAATGGAAGACAAGCTGAGTTTGAATTAGCTTTAAGAGAGTTAATCAATGAAGAAAAATCTAAGCTTTTAGATAGTTTAAGGGATAAAACTAAAGGTGAAAGCATTGACGAATATCTTGGAATTAAAGAAAATACAAGAGAACTCGGTATGGTATCTTCAATAGTAACTAGGGAATAAGGATGAGTGATCACTACAGAGAAGTATACGAGGAGAAGCTATATGAAAAAGCCTTGGACATGGGAATGTCTGAGGCTGAAGCTTTAGCTTATGTAAAGAAAACTATTGAGGACATGGAATGAAATTAGTATTCGATATAGAAACTGATGGACTAGACGCATCTAAGATTTGGTGTATTGTAGCTAAAGACTTGGAGACAAATAAGGTACACACATTTAATCCTGATCAAATTAAAGAAGGGTTAGATTTGTTGGCTAAAGCAGAACTGTTAGTTGGACATAACATTCTTGGATTTGATATTCCAATAATAGAAAAACTTACAGGATTATCTTTTAAAGATAAAAAAGTAATTGATACATTAGTACTGTCACGTTTAGCTAAACCAGAAAGAGGAGGTCATGGTTTAAAAGCTTGGGGATTTAATTTAGGATTTAATAAAGGATCTATGGAGGAACATGGATTCACTAAATACTCAGAAGAAATGATGGAGTATTGTATTAATGATGTTGAATTAAATTCAAAAGTATTTAATACAGTTATAAAAGAACTTGATGGATTTGATCCTAAATCTATAGGTCTTGAACATGGTGTAGCTGTTATACTCAAAGAACAAGAGAAACATGGTTTTCTTTTTGATGAGAAAAGAGGTACAGTATTGTTGGCTGAGTTGAATGAACGTAAACGTGAGATAGAAGAAACAGTTCAAAAAGTTTTTAAACCTAAGTTAGTTAAATTAAAAACAGTACAACCCAAGTGGAAAAAGAATGGCTGTTTATCTAAGCAAGGTTTAACTGATGAAGAGTTTCTTAAAATAATAAGTAAACCAAAACATGCACAGCTATTGCCATTTGATAGATGCAAACTACAAGAGTTTAATTTAGGATCACGTAAACAAATAGGTGAGTATCTAAAAGACTTTGGATGGAAACCTAAGAAGTTCACTCCAACAGGTCAGCCGATTGTAGATGAATCAACATTAAATAAAGTAAAAGATATACCAGAAGCTCAGTTAATTTCTAAGTTCTTAACGCTTCAAAAAAGAATAGCTCAAGTAGATTCTTGGTTCAAGCATTTAGCAGATGATCAGAGAGTACATGGTTTTGTAATACCTAATGGTGCAATTACAGGAAGGATGAGCCATGCTAAACCAAACTTAGCACAGATACCAGCATCATACAGTCCTTATGGAAAAGATTGCAGATCTTGTTGGATAGTTCCTAATGGATATAAACTTGTAGGTATTGATGCATCTGGGTTAGAATTAAGAATGTTAGCACACTACATGAATGACGAGGGGTTTAAGAATGAAATACTCAATGGAGATATCCACACAGCAAATCAAAAACTTGCAGGTCTTGAATCAAGAGATCAGGCAAAGACTTTCATCTATGCCCTCATCTACGGTGGAAGTGACCTTAGACTTGGGCAAGTGGTTGGAGGAAATAGAAACGATGGTAAAAGATTACGAAGATCTTTTCTTAATAATCTCCCATCATTTGCAACTCTTAAAGATAGAGTTGAAAGAGCAACAGCAAAGGGATACCTTAAAGGATTAGATGGACGCAAGGTATTTATAAGATCAGAACATGCAGCATTAAATACTTTATTACAAAGTGCAGGTGCTATAGTAATGAAGCAAGCTCTTGTGAATCTAAATAATAAAATAAAAGAAAGTAATCTTGATGCACACTTTGTAGCAAATGTTCATGATGAGTGGCAAATAGAAGCAGCGGGTCATGAAGCATACAAGGTTGGAGAGCATGGAGTAGAATCTATAAAGCAAGTAGAACATGATTTTAATTTACGATGTCCTTTGGACGGTGAATATAAAATAGGAAACAACTGGTCGGAAACTCACTAAGGAGATATTTATGAAAACAGAACACGGTTCATCAAGGCTCGGAGATATTGCAGAACATTATGCTATTACATATTTGTGGGATAAAGGTTATAATGTATTCAAGAACTCAGGATGCACAGGCCCTGTAGATTTAATAGCTATAGATAAAAAAGGTAAACCACTTTATATAGATGTTAAAACTGTAAGGAAAGAAAGAACCCATTGGAGCGGAAGTAAACGTACTGATGAACAAAAGAAAATGAAAGTTCAATTATTACAATTTAATCCTGCTGATAGAAGTTTACATTTTGTGAAACATATTAAATGAAAAAATTAGAAAACTTAGTATCCGATATTTATTCTGTGTTATCTCCTTTAACAGAGGGAGAGGCTTTAGATATATCTGATAAAGACATTGATGACTTTGGAGAAGCTATCAAAGATGTAGTTCGTCATTGGGCTACTCCAAAGGCAAGAGATAGTAATACATTAAGAATGTCTAATATTGGAAAACCTAGTAGGCAGTTATGGTATGATCTTAAATACAAAAGAGAAGAAAGTTCTTTTGAAGATTCACATCTGCCTATTAAGTTTCTGTATGGACATTTACTTGAAGAAGTTTTATTATTTCTTGTTAAAATGTCTGGACATAAAGTTGAAGATGAACAGAAAGAAGTAGAGGTTAAAGGTGTCAAAGGACATATTGATTGTAAGATTGATGGAGAAGTAATAGATATTAAAACTGCATCAGGTTTTGCATTTAATAAGTTTAGGAATGGTACTTTAAGAGAGGATGATCCTTTTGGATATATGGCTCAGTTAGCTGGCTATGAAGAAGCAGAAGGTACTACTAATGGTGGATTCTTAGTAATTAATAAAGAATCTGGAGAGCTTACACTTTATCAACCAGAAGAGTTAGATAAACCATACGCTCCTAAAATTATCGAAGATATAAAAGAATCTTTAAATAACAATGAACCACCAGAGGTTTGCTATGAGCCTATTCCAGAAGGAAAGTCTGGTAACATGAAGCTTCCAAAGAATTGTGTATACTGCAATCATAAGTTTAAATGTTATCCAGATCTTAGAGTGTTCAAATATTCTAAAGGATTAGTTTACTTTACAGAAATTGTAAATGAACCTAAAGTTGAAGAGGTATTAGATGTATCCTAAAAGTAAAAAACAAAAACTAAATCACAAAGTTTACACATTGCTAATGGAGTGGTTGGCTTCTTTGTTGCCAGAAAATTCTAATTTAACAGAAGAACAAATAATTGATATGTTACCCAAAGAAAAATATTTTAGTTCTATGGGTCAAAGATATCTTAATGCATACACACATAAATGGGTGAGGCAAAGACTTAAAAAACAAATGAGGATTAAACCATTGGATAAAATAACTATGTCTGATTTAGAAAATGCGTAGAGTACCACGTAAGAAAAGACCTGTTGAAAAAGGAGTTCCAAAAGGTTATGATTCTAAATGGGAGTCAGAACTACACAATACGATATTAAAAGGATGGAAACTACATACATCTAAATTAAATTATGTAGTTGAACATTCTTATACACCAGATTTTATTAAAGTAATAAACAATAAAACTATTTTAATAGAAGCTAAAGGAAGATTTTGGGATCATGCAGAATATAGTAAATATATTTGGATTAAAAAATCTTTACCAAAAAATACAGAACTTATATTTTTATTTGCGTCACCTGATGCTGCAATGCCCGGAGCAAAGAAGCGTAAGGATGGTACAAAGTTTTCTCATGCTGAATGGGCTGAGAAAAATAAATTTACATGGTTTTCAGAAAAATCATTTAAAGAAACATTTACAAACTAAAGGAAAACAAATGGCTAAAGCTAGTATAGATGATGTGTCACCACAAGAATGGGATGCTTACAACCGTAGAAGGATTAATGGTTTAAAAGATCCTTCACTTAAAAACCCTAAAGGTATGACTGACCAAGATGTAGAAAACTTACCTTACAATCACGAAACAGATCATATAAGGAATGTTTCTAAACAATTAAATGATAATGTAAATAGTCCTAGCCATTACAATTCTGGATCAGTTGAATGCATTGAAGCTATAGAAGCAATGTTATCCCCTGAAGAATTTGTTGGATATTTGCGTGGCAATAGTTTAAAGTATAGGTGGAGGTTTCGATACAAAGGTAAACCTATAGAAGATCTTAACAAAGCAAACTGGTATGAAGAAAGACTTTTAAAATTTATGGAGGATAACAAGAATGTCTTGGGATCGAAAGGCTGAACGTAAAGAAAGATTTGACAAAAAACAAAACTCAAAGTCTAAGTCAAAAAATAAAAAACACAAAAGAGAAAAAACAAAATACAAAGAAGGATTCATGAATCATGACTAAAGAAGGGATTACTAATTATTTAGGAATAACTATTGATTATGATAGAGATAAAACTCTAGATAATTTTAGTTTAAACACATTAAAAGATCGTTACCTATGGAAGGAAGAAACACATGCACAAGAAGCTTTTGCAAGGGCTAGTATATTCGGGGCTACTTATAAAGGGACTACTGATTTCGATATGGCCCAGAGACTTTATGAATATAGTAGCAGGTATTGGTTTATGTTCAGCACTCCTATACTTTCTAACGGAGGAACCACTCGTGGCTTACCTATCAGTTGCTTCCTCAATTTCGTACCTGATTCAAGACGTGGTTTGTCTGATCATTATGATGAAAACATATGGTTATCAAGTTCGGGTGGAGGTATCGGAGGTTATTGGGGAGAGGTTCGTAGTAATGGTGTCGCTACTAGTAACCATAGTCGTTCTACTGGATCTATCCCATTCATGCATGTAGTAGATTCTCAGATGTTAGCTTTCAATCAGGGAGTTACCAGAAGAGGATCATATGCAGCATACATGGATATCAATCATCCAGAGATAGAAGAGTTTATTAATATGCGTAAACCTACAGGTGGAGATTTAAATCGTAAATGTTTAAATCTTCATAATGCTGTATCAATAACAGATTCATTTCTTACTGCGGTTAAAGAAGATAATGATTGGAGATTAATAGATCCTAATACTAAAGAAGCTGTTAAAACTATGTCAGCCAGAGAACTATGGTGGCAGTTAATTAACGCACGTTCAGAAACAGGAGAACCTTATATTGTTAATCTTGATAGATGTAATGAAGAATTACCTCAAGAACAAAAGAATTTGGGTTTGAAAGTTAAACAAAGTAATTTATGTTCTGAAATTACATTACCAACATCAGAAGACCGAACAGCAGTATGTTGTTTAAGTTCTGTTAATTTAGAATACTTTGATGAATGGAAAGATGATCCTAATTTTATAGGAGATCTTATTACCATGTTAGATAATGTATTAGAACATTTTATAGAAAATGCTATAGATACTCACAAGCTAGGATCTTATAGCGTAGGTTATGAGAGGTTTAAAAACTATGGAAAAGAAGATAAAGAAGGGCTTATCAAAGCCGCTTATTCAGCATATCGAGAACGCGCAGTTGGTCTTGGGTCGATGGGCTTTTGCTCTTACTTACAGCGCAGGGGAATTTGCTTTGAGAGTATGTACGCCACAAGTTTCAATCATAGAGCATTCTCCCACATCAAAGAAAGAGCTAGTGCAGCTAGTAATAGCTTGGCTGAAGAACGTGGGGAAGCTCCTGATATGGTTGGGAGTGGTAGGAGGAACAGTCATCTCCTTGCTATTGCTCCTAATGCTAGTAGTAGTATTATATGCGGTGGAACGAGTCCTAGTATTGAGCCTTTTAGAGCTAACACATATACCCACAAGACTCTCACAGGTAGTTACAAAGTTAAAAACAAATACCTTGAAGCTGTTCTCAAAAAGAAAGGATTAAACAATGAAGAAACGTGGAAGGATATTGCAGCTCATGAAGGCTCTGTTCAACATCTTGATCAACTATCTGAAGAAGAAAAGGAGATATTTAAAACAGCACCAGAGTTAAATCAAATATGGATAATAGAACATGCTCATCAAAGACAGCAATACATTTGTCAAAGCCAAAGTGTTAATTTATTTTTCATACCTCCAAAAGCTACAGCAGATCAAGAGGAACATGATGAGTATTTAAATTATATTAATACAGTGCATTGGGTAGGGGCTAATAAACTTAAATCATTATACTATCTTAGATCAGATGCAGCACGATCTGCTGAGAATGTTAATATAAAAATACCTAGAATAAACTTAGAAGATGTAGAGTGTTTAAGTTGTGAAGGGTAAGGCTTGGACAATCTGGAAATACACTATAGGAAGTTTTAGTGATGATAAAACAGTAGAGCATGATGATGCTATAGCAATTCTAAGAACAATTATTGTTATAGTTAATTTTGTAACTTGTTTTTTTATTATAGCTAACATAATTAATAAGTGGTGAAATATGAAAATTAAATTAATAGATTAGGAGGAATATTATGAGTATTGAAGACGCTCAATATTATGTAAGTGAAACAAAACAATTTGTTGATTATGCTAAATTTAAATCAAGACCTTTCAATCAAAGTGTTTTTAATAGTTTTAAAATTAGAATGTGGTTAGATTATTGTGATGAGCATAACAATATTTTATCTGAACATATGTCTTTAGAACGGTATTGCAATAAATACAGTGATTGGTTAAATGAAAAATATGAGGAGACTTTATTATGAATCCATACTTAAAAGCTTTAGAAATGAAATACGAAGCAGACATCGAAGTAATACAACTTAATCTTAAAAACTATTTGGATAATGCGGTAGCTGTTGCAGAACATCCAGATATAGTGCAAGATATAGATGATCTTGTAGGAGCATTAGCTACAGCACAAGAAAAATTAAATACAATACAAGGAATGTTTTAATGAGTTTGACAGGAACAAGAGATTATTATAAGCCGTTTGATCATCCGTGGATGTTTGATTACTATGTACAACAGAATCAAATGCATTGGTTTCCTGAAGATGTACCTTTACATACGGATGTAAAAGATTGGCAGGAATTAAATGAATCAGAAAAGAATTTATTAACACAGATATTTAGATTGTTTACTCAATCAGATGTGGATGTTAGTACAGGCTATGTTGACAGGTACATGCGTATCTTTAAAAAGCCTGAAGCGCGTATGATGATGGGAGCATTTAACAACATGGAGTCCATACATCAACATGCTTATAGTTTATTATTAGATACAGTTGGTATGCCTGAAATAGAATACAAAGCTTTTTCAGAATACTCAGTTATGCTAGACAAACATGAGTATATTAATAATATTAAAGTATCTTCTAAAGATAAAAAGTCTATTGCAAAAGCATTAGCTGTATACTCAGGATTTACAGAAGGACTACAGTTGTTTAGTAGTTTTATTATACTATTAAACTTTCCTAGATTTGGACGTATGAAAGGTATGGGTCAGATTATTACTTATAGCATACGAGATGAATCTCTTCATGTAGAAGCTATGACAAAACTATTTAGAGATTATATACAGGAAAACATAGAACTGTGGACTGATGATTTAAAGAAAGAAATATACCAAGCTTGTAGAGACATGGTAGATTTAGAAGATAGATTTTTAAATCTTGTGTTTGAGATGGGGAACATTGAAGGTCTTACACAGGCAGAAATGAAACAGTACATACGTTACATAGCAGATAGAAGATTACTACAACTAGGACTAAAGCCTAACTACAATGTAAAAGATAATCCTCTTACGTGGCTAGATGATGTATTAGGAGTAGAACATCAGAACTTTTTTGAAGGCAGGGCTACAGCTTATATGAAAGCAGGTCTTAGAGGTAATGTAAATAAAACAGAATTTCTGGATGTAGCATGAACGAAGGAAATATATTATCATTCAAAATTATGATAGATTCTAAAGGTACGCTGGTTACTGAACTTAGCCAGCTACCAGAAGAAGCAGTATCTAAAATATTTGCAGAAGATGATGATAAGATTCTTATAAGAAAAGTAATACGTGAAGGTCTTCTAAAACTAGAAAACCTTCACGGTTATTTAGAAAAAGAATTACAGGCTCTACGTTAAGCAGTTAAGTTTATCGTAGAGTTTTGAGATGTATAATTTTTTAGTTGAACTCTACCATCAGCAAACTCATAGTAAACAGTCCTGAAGACTGTCTGTAGTCTAAGCTCTTCTCCATTCTTCTTATCATGTCTAACTACTTCTGTAGTATTATGTTTAGCCCATGTACCAACAGGTATTGATGGTGATGTTGGCTCAATCATTTGACTGATTGTAAATGCATTTTATATTTACACATTATCTTTTGACTTGTTTCCAAGACAACTTCAGAGTGTTTATTTAATATTTCAAATAAAGCTTTAGATAAATCTAAATCATTTGAACCTGCTATAGCTTCAGCTACATGAGCTACAACATCTGCATTTGTTTTTATAACACTTGTTTCAGGTAGTTCAGGCCCACCAAAAAAATCTTCTACACCCATTACTGATTATGCCTTTTATTTTGTTGTTGTTTTAGATGCTCTTCTTTTTCTTTTTTTGTTTTGATTTGTTGTTGTTGTTGCATACCACTTTACTCCTCTATAAATTCCAGATTTCATACCAGAAAATGTTTCAGATTCGTTTTCATTTTTAAAGCCTCTATAGTACTCAGTCATAATATACCTCCAGTTAGATTGATAAACATCATCAATGCGTTCCTTCAGCATTATGCCTACTTCCGTCCTGTAAAGGATGAACGTGTATTATTTAATATTACATAATAATTACTACCATTTTACTTTATGTGACCAATACCTAGCACTAAGCTTAGATGGCTTGGCATCTTGAGCATTATGTCTAGCATAGTAAGATCTTTTACGTGCTTTATCTTTAGCAGTTTTAGGATTCTTACCTGCTCCTCTAACACCTTGTTGTCCAAACCGTATAGTTTTTATTTTATCTCCAACTTTTGCTACTACTACATGAGATTTAGTAGGATGACTCGGAGTTCTTTTAGGTTTGTTATAGCCAGAGACTCCTGCATTTTTTAAGCGTGAATCTTTTTTCTTAGCTTTACTTCCTTTTTTGTATTCTTCTCTCATCGTTTTTTTCCTTTATGTAGTCCATGCTTTGCATGTTGTTTACCTTTTTTAGTAGCTTCTCTTTTCTTTTTATTAGCTGCTGCAAGCTTTGCTCTTCCAGCTTTAGTTGATTTTAATTTTTTTATAGTAGCTGAAGGAGCATAGACTTCTCCAGTTTCTGAAGACTTCTTACCACTAGGAGTTCTCCATTTCTGTTTAGTCCACTTCTTTAAAGATTTTTGAGATTTTTTAAGTGCCATTATTTGTATCCACCACCTTTTGCTTTATACTGTTTAGCCAACATCTGAGCCTTACGTGCGCTCCATTGTCCGGGCTTACCTCCTTTGGAACCTGCTTTAATTTTATTAAACAAATTCTTTCTCATAGTAGGTTTAGTATAATTACCAGCTTTGTTAACGGTAGATTTTTTCTTGGTCTTCTTGGTAGCCATAAAATTATCCTGTTATTTCTTTTATAGGTACTGTTGCTATTATATTAGTTCCAGCAGGAACACAATAGCTTTGTACATTTTCAGTTTTATTTATTAAATTTGCAGTCATAGAACATTGTTCTCTGTCATGAAATACTTGAATATATTGTGGGGTTGTGTTTAAAATAATTACAAGTATAAATTTTATCATAGTTTGTAGATCTTATTACCTCCATATAGTTTAGTTTAATTTAATCCCAAAACTGTGTAGTTTTAGGAACTGTTACAGGAACACAGTATGCAGAGATATTGTGTTGCCTATCTCTTCTATCGTATTGATTTACATTGCCATGTTCTACTGCATGAGCAAATGTATTACAACGATAAACATTTCTAAAATACCACCCATCATTTTCTAGTGTGTTACCATTGATGATAACAACCAACATAAAAGCCATTATTTTCATTTCAATAATGCTATAACTAATGCAATTATTATTGCAGCTATTATTAATCCAATTCCACTTACTGAAGTCCAAACAAAAAGATCATGTAATAATTGTTTTCTTTGTTTACGTTTTTCTATAACAGCTTTAACTGAAGCTTCATGTTGAGCTTTAGACTCTGCTATTACTTGAAAGTAATCATCTACAAATTTTTGATGATCTCTAGAAAGAACTGCCATGTTTCTTAGCTCTTCGTGAAACCTTTCCATCTGTCTTTTAGCCATAGCTAACTTCATAGCCTCCTGTGGTGTTAAAGGTTGTACTAAAGACTCACGTTTTTCTATTTCTAATTTTTGCATACCTGAATTGATAGCTTGCATTCTATCTAATACAGAACCTATATGACCACCAGATTCTTTAACCTGACCAATCAATCCATTTACAGCACTTAATGCTGCTGTCACCGCTGCAATGGATTCAAATATCATTTCTTTTTATTCATTATGCCTATTACAGATCTAACCCCAAACGATGCTGCTACTATTACACTTAAAGCATAGTGATACCACTCAGGCATATTTTGTAATACTCTAAAACCTTCTTCAACATACGGAACTGTGGCAGGTATAAAAGCCAATACTAACGGTATACTAAATAATATTGTTAGCCACTCATCCTTCCAAGACTGTTGAGATGATCTAGCCATAGCTGTTTCCCAATCTGCTACTGACTCAGCTTGTTTAACCATGACCGCTGCTTCAGCTTCTGCCTTGGCTTTAGTCTTAGCAACTTTACCTTCTAGCCAAGTCTGTCCTAATCCAGCTACAGATTTAACAATAGCTCCTACTCCTAGTGCCATGTTACTTTCTCCGTTTCTATTTCATTTGTAATGTCAGGATTTTCATCTTCTAAAAGTTTTGAAAGAGCTTCTTGTTCTTCTTCAAACATTAATCTAAAATCTTCTAGTTGCAATACATCCAACCCTACTTTAGTTTGATGTTTTAGATAAATTGAATACAACATAACTAATAATGATTCAGCATACAAAACCATTAGTAACTCCAAATCCAAGGACGAGGTGAGCTAGGTGCATGAGGTATAATATCTAAATGTATAAACCTACCTTCTCCTTTCTGATTAATTCCTATCCCTGTGAAGTTATCTCGTATAGCGGCCTCTATTAAGATATAAGCCTCGTTTCCAGATACCCCTATATCTATAGCCTGACCTGTCGTATGCGCCCCCGGAGCCTTCTTACGAGCTTCTATGGGGTGTTCTGGACAACGATAGCCAGAAGTAACAGGAAACGGGAATCCTAGCTCTTCACGAAGATTATCTATTTTAGCCATGAAGTAACCATCAATTCCTTCTGCACCACAATGTTGACATTTAAGTTCATCCGATGTAAAATATTTAAAAGACATTAAACAACTTTCCTTTTTAATCTATTAAGTAATCCACCATTTATTTTTTTAGTTCTTAAAACTTTAACTAAAGAACCTTGATTAAAATCTTTATAAGGAATATTACCAATAGGTTTAACTTTAGTTTTTCTTCTTAATGCTTTAGCTAACTTTCCTCGTACATTAGGTACTGCTGTAAATTCATTTATTAAATCTTGTATAAAAGCTTGTGTTCCTAACCCTTGAGAGAAAGGTAAATTATTTTCAACGTATTTTTTTAAAGGTTCAAACCTACCATAAGCACCTCCAGTTTCTTTATACAACCAAGCATCAGACATTAAATTTATTTCTTCTTCATTTAAACCTTCTGTGTTTTTAAGTACCGCTACTTTAGCTTGTTTCTTAGAAGGTGCCCTAATTACTTGAGGATTAGTTTGAGGAGTTAATCCAGTTTCCATTGCAGGAGGAGGAGTTCTTGTCCAAGTTCTGCCTCTCTTATAAAGTATAGCTGATTTTTCAGGGACTGGATCATCATATCTTTTTTCCATTTTAAGATTTCTATCTAATTCTTCTGCAATATCTGCAACACCTAGCTTACCTTTTCCTAATTCTATTTCTTCTTCTACTTGTCCTTCATCACCTAATCGTTGATAAACATCTCTAACAAATCTATTTTTATTAGCTTCATGCTTATGAAGTTTTATTTCATCTTGTTCTTCTATATATTTTCTAATAGTATCAGGCTCTAATCTATCTAAAATATCTTGATCTTCTATATTAAGAAGTCTCCAATGTCTAGCTAAAGGATTTAATATATTATTATCTAAAGGATGAAACCAAAGTTTAGAAGGTTCTCCAGCATTATTTTTAACTAAATTAACTACATTTTCTTTTGTGTATACATTTTTATAAAGCACAGGAACCTCTTGTCCTCCAAACGTATCCATTCTTACATATTTTATATCTTCTGTTTTGCTTTGTTTATTTAAAATCTCTACTAACTTTTCATAAGTAGCTTGTTGTTTTAATTTAGCTATAGCAATTTGATTTATTCTTTTTTCATAATCATAAGGATCTTCATTAGGTTTACGTTTGATTCTATTATGCGCTCTTTCATGAAATATAATAAAATCTATTACTTCTTTGTAATCTTCTTTTGCATTGCCAGTATTGCCTATATTAAAATAACTTGTATTTGCATCTTCTCTAGAATACTGACCTTCTTTAAGCAAAGCTTCAAATTTAGTTTTCATACGTCCAGTTTTAATTCTATTTATAATTCCATAAGGCCCTTCTAAATCCATTCGTATCATTCCACTAGGACTTATAGAAGCTTCAGCAACATTAAAAGATTCAGCAGTAAACTCTTCAATAGGCAGATCACTTCCTATATCTATACTATTTCTAACATCTCTTAAAAATTTATTAGTTAAAGGATGATAAGAAATTATTTGACCCATATCAGTAGCAGAAGAAGCAGTACTAACCATATGAAAAGTTTTTTCATTATCTAGTATATTAGTAATAGCTTTAACAGGAAGATTAGTAACATTGCCTTCGTTAATAAAATCAATCTTTTCTTGAGTTGGTCTAGCATTAACAAAATCTATTTCTTTTTGAGAAGGTTTAGCAGTTTTATGCAAATTAATTAATTGAGCTTCTGGGTTTAAAAGTATGTAAGATCTTTTTCTACGAATACCATCAGTTATTTTATATACAGGCTCAGCCATTCTTGTAACAGGATCATCTATTTCAGGATCTGTAGGCCCTACTAAATCTTCATAGCCTGTTTCTTCTCTTTTAAAGACTTCCAAAGGTATCTTTTTATCTTTTTCATATTCAGCTTTTATTTCTTCAGGAAGTTTTATTCGTTGTTTAAAAGTTTGATTAGTTGCAGGATTTACTCTTTTAATAGTTTCATAAGTATCTTTTATTTCTTTATCTCTTCTTGCTCTACTCATTGATTCTAAACTAAGAAGTTCTTGTAATTCTTCTGGGCTATATCTACCTAATGCATCTTTTACAGATTTAGATTTATCTTCAGTTCCTTTAGCAGTTAATATTTTATCTATTATATAAGAACCTTGTATATCTGTTAGTTCTTTAGATAAATTAGTTTGTGATTTAGGAAAGTAACCAATAACATCATAGCCTTCGTTAAGAAGAATATTTGAAAATTTGTCATTGTATTTAGAAAGTATTTTTTGAGCAAAGTAAGCAGAATTAAACTCAGGATATTTAGTATCTAAGTTATCTATCTGTTTTATTTGTTCTAATTCTTTTTCATAATCTTTTCTTATGCTGTTTAAAGCTTTTCTAGTTTCAAGATTTTGAAATACATTTAAAAATTTATCATCGTATACTAACAGAAATGGAGCGTTAGGTATGTCACCTTCATAATCCAAACTTCTACTAGCTCTTAACAATACATCATTAGAGGTTACTTCATTATATGGAGTACCTTTATAGTTATATAAATTAGATCCTATCTCATCTTCTTTATATTCCATAGGAGTAACACGAGGCATTAAAGTACGTTCATCAGCTTCAGGGTTTCTTATGTGAACATAATCATCTTTAAACTCTGAATCATCTAACACTAAGTTTCTAATTCTTAATTGTTCTTCAGGGCCTTGCTCAATAGTTAATCCTGTAAAATCATCTAAAGGATCTTCTTCAATATCTTTTTGATTTAAAAATAATTTATTTGTATAGTTTAATCTAGGATCTTCATCAATTTCTTTAGAACTTAAATTTAAAATAGAAGAAAGAGTTTCTTTAGCTAACTTTGCAAAACCTCCTGTTACAAATTCTTCTCTATCCTCTATAATATCTCCAGCTTGTTCAGAGTAAGGAACACCTGTCATCTTATCTATTTTAGTACTAGGATTTTTAGATATACCTTTTATTTCTTCATCTACTGTACCGCCTTCTGCATATCCATAAATTTCTTTTCTAGCATCTCTATAAAATTTATTTCCTTTTGTATAAGGATTTATAGGCTCTCTAGGTTTTCTTAATCCTAAACCTACATCAATAATATAATCTTGTTCTCTTGCAAGACTTTTTAAATTACCTTTAATATCTGTTTCATCTCCTGTCACAGCTTTTATTCCAGAAGATGCCATATCTAATGCAGAGTATCCGGGCATATTAGTCATTAAAAATTCATTAGGGCCTTTACGGTAAAGAATACTATCTACAACATCACCAACAATAGGGCCTGATATACCTTTAGCTACAGAGCCTAAAGTTCCTCCACCTATTTCTTGATTCTTTCTAATGTTTTGTATATACTCCCCAAAACCTAATCCACCCCAACGACTAACAGAATCTAATATAATTTCATTAGGTTCTTTTTCTAAACTTTCTCCATTACTTCTTATTGCATTTAAACCTGCTGCAACTCCTGTCATTAACAAAGCTACACTACCTACTTTAGCTGTACCTGTTACAGGGTTTCTTTTTATTTGAGTATAATAATTTTTTAATACTGTATTAGTAAACGCAGTTGGGTAACCTAAAAACTGAAATAAAATAGTTCCTACAGGATGTTGTTGAGCATGAGGTCTAGTTACTGCTGCTTTAGAAGGATCTAAGATTACTTCATTAGCAAAACGTGCAGCACCTTTCATTATATGATTTTCATAGAAGTCATCCCATTTTTTCATTCCTGTAAATCTATCTTCTGAAATTTTATGGTACTTAGATTCACCACGATCTATCCAAGTTTTACCTCTGTTAATATCAACATTTAAATCATATAACTGAAGAGTAGCATCATCTAGTTTTCTTTTTTCACCCTTAGTTAAATTTTTAATTCCTTTAGCTTCAAGATTTTTAACTATTCTTAGATTACGAGTAATCATATCTTTACCCATAGTAAAAGCAGCTAACTGAACAGTACGTGTCCATTGACTTAATAAATTACCTTTAAAGAATACATTTTGTATTTTTCTAGCTAAAGGACTTTGAACTCCTTCTCCAGCTAATGAATCAATTCTTTGAGCTATAGCTTGTTCAAGCCCAAGCATAACTCTATGCATTTCTCTATGAGCTTCTTCTCTTCCTAAGTTATGATCATCTTGTAAAAGTTTTTTAGTGTTATCATAAAAAGAAGTACTAGCATTTTTAAATGCTTTTCCTACTCCTTTAGCATAAATATCTGCATCTACTCTAGTTAAAGGAATTAACATTTCTGTAAAACTTGATAAAGTAGCTAAAGGTAAGTGAGCTAATTGCTGAGATAATTTACTGTAGTCTGATAACGTATTAGCAACATTAGAATTAAATCCTTGTTGATTTAACCCTGTAGCATATTCATATATCTTAACAAGTTCTTCAGCATCTTTTCCTTTTAAAGATCCTCCAGCCGCTTTTAACTCATCTCTTATATCATCAATAAAGCGTTCTTTAAATTCATTTACATTAGCACCAAATAATTGTTTTCTTGCATATAATCTAGCACTAGAACTAAAATAATCTCTCATTAATAAATCAAAATCATCATCAATAAATTTAGCTATGTCTTTATCATCTAACATAAATAAATTTCTAGGACTAAAAGATGAAGGCAAAATTGTTCCTAAAGTATCCCCATCTATTTGATGAAGTAAATCTTTTTTACCTAGCATTTCATCTATTACATTATTAGCTGCTTTATATTTTTCATCAGTTAATCGTCTACTACTAGGTATAGTATTTATTAATTCTCTCTTAGCATTTCTTGCTTCTGTTAATTGTTTGCCAAAAGTTACAGCAGCTAATTCAATATCTCCTTCTTTAGGTATATCAATATTATAACTACGAGCAATCTGAATAATATCTTCATAATTTTTATTTTTAGTATTATCTATTAAATCAACAATATTATTTTCTAAACTTATTAAGTTAGATAAATTTTCTCTATTACTTTCATCTATAAGTTCTAAAGCTATATTGTCATCTACGACAACAGCATTAGAATCTACCATAATTTTAGCTAACTCATCTCTATCTTCATCTACAACACTCCATTTCCATCTTCTTGGAAACCAAGCATTAGGGCCAGCTTTTAAAGCTTGTCTGTATATTCCAACTTTTTGACCATCTCCTAATACTCTGTTAGATAAATTTCTTACTGCTGCATAAGTTTTAATATGATCAATAGAAGCATTAGGAAATAATTCTTTTACTTTTTTAATTCTATCTGCATCAACTATTTGTTCTTCAAAAATATCTTGAGCTTCTTTACTTCTCATTAACTCTGTAAGAATTTGTTCGTCTTTCTTAGTTAATTTTTTACCTTTTAATAAAGGTCTAACAGCATCTTCATAAGCAACCATATATCGACCTTCATAGTCATCTGCGGTTTCTTTATAAGATCTAGTAATAGGTTCATCACCTTTTCTAACAGCTTCTAAATCTATATCTTCAATACCTTTGTAAGTATCGTATCTAAAAGTAGTTAATAATTTTTGTAAAGTAGGAGAGTATTTGGAAATAGTCATAAGCCGTGTAGTAGGCTTACCTATTGTGTTAGCTATAAAAATATCTTTAGCTCTGTTTGCTTTAAAGATTAAATCAGATTCATCTAATTGAGTTTCATCTGCAAACTTATGTAAAGAATTTCTTACTTCAGGAGAAAACTTTTGACCTAGTTTAGTAGGCACAGCTCCAAAAGCTCCACCTAAAATGCCTCCCATAGCTGCGCTTAACCCTATATCAGAATAATCCATGCCATAACGTAAATCAATACCATCTACGTCATCTCGTTCTTGTCTAAGGTATTCATCCATTCCAGCCCATATAGAGCCTTCAGCAGCTCCTAACGTGCCATAGTATTTAACTTGATCTTTGTAATACTTTTGAAGAGCTTGTTTTCTAGCTAGTTTAGTTTTAACTAAAGCTGCTCCTTTTTGAACAGGTTCTATTTTTTCTTTTTTAGCAACAGCCAATAAAGGTTTACTTTGAGCAAATCCTTTACCTACTTGTTTTAAACCCATACGAGTTGCTTCACCTAATGCTGCTCTAGTAGCTACTGAAGCTCCTCCAGTTAAAGGAATAAACATAGCACTAAGAATAGACATAGGATCAGTAACAATATCAATTCCTATATCTCTAGCAGCACTAAGGTACTGTGACATGCTTCCTGTATCTGCTTTATCAAATCTTTGTTTTAAATATCTATAATCTTGTTTTTGTTGATCAGTAAAATTAGGCAATTCATTAAAAGCTCTATTAGCTCCTGATGCTAAATTCCAATCTGCATCTCTAAAGTATTCGTATAAATCATCAACATCACTTTCTTTTTCTCCTAAACTTTGAAGAAAACGAGATGCTCTATTAATATACTCATCATCATTTTCAAGATCATCTAAAGTTTCATCTCTTAATGCTCTTTTAAAAGTTGTTTGTGACGGTAATCCAAACGATGTGGGAAATTGTGTAATCATTATTGAATGTTGTATTTCCTATAAATTTCAAATTTCTTTTGTATTTGTCTATTTAAAGTAGCTTCTTGTCGTGAAGTTCTTTTAGGTTTTGATTGATATAAATCTATTGATCTTTCTATGTTATCAAGAGAATTTAAATCTTTTAATTTTTCTTCTAACTGAGTATACATAGGATTTTCAGTAGCTGCTCTAGGCCCTACAGAAGGATTAAGTTTTCTAGTTTGTTTTAATTGATTTTCAGTTTCATTAATTAATCGTTCTATACTTGATAAATCAGCAGTATCCATAGAATTAAAAGATTTATTATTTTCATTCCAACTAATTAATATACCATTGTCTTGAAGAAAATTTTCCCATGTGTCAATAACATTTTCTTTTTGTTCTTCTTTTTGTTCTGGAGTAATGTTTATATCATCATCATACTCTTGAAGAATATTAGTAACATAACTATTTACTTTATCCGCAGCTTCTTTTTTATTTAAAGAGTTTAATTCATTAACTATATCAGGATGTACTCCCCCTTTAATATTTAAACCAAAAGAATTTCTCATCCGTTTGGCATCTATTGATGTTCCTAGTTGAGTATTTACATATTGTTGAGATAATGATCTTAACATTTTTTCAGATAAAGCTTCATCATGTCCAGCCGCAGTAGTAAAAGAATCATCAGCAAATCCAATTAAATTTGAATAAGTAGGATCACTTACTATTTGCCTAAAAATAAAATCTTTATCTAAAGTAATTCCCGGCCCAAAAGTTCCTACTGCTTCTTGTTCAGCAGCTAATATGTCTATTCTATCTCTTGTATTAGCGTACCATTTTCTCATGGCATCAAAAGCATCTGTATTTGAATCTCGTACAGTTTCAATTAAATTATTAAGTTCAGGGTTAACAGCTTTAGCTAAACCTCTTACTGATTGATTAAAAAATGCATCATTTATGTATGGACTATTTTTATTATTATCATTTGCATCAATAGGAGTCCAAAATATTCTAGAACCTTTACCTATTCTTTTACGTGCTAAATTTTTATCACTTTGTAACTCAGGATTTTTTCTTACTAAATCATTTACAGTTGCTGCATTATAAGGTTTATCAGCACCTATTAATGAAATAATTCTATCTTCTGCTTCTCTTTGTAGTTTAGCATCGTTTTTATCAGCATATCTTTGTGTAGTAATATAACTAAGTTCAGCGTCTAATTGTTTTCTTAGAATATTTTGACTAACAGAATCAAGACCTGATTCCCATAAACGTGATTGTCTTCTCATAATATTAGCTAATTGAGGATCTGTTGTATCTAAATTATTTGCTTCTATATATTGTAATACTCCTTCAGCAGAATTTTTTTGAGCTACTGCTTTTTTAGCAGTATCCATATCTGTAATAGAGCTGAAAAAATTTAATGTATTTTCATAATCTAAATTTACAACTTCTATTTTTTTTGCTTTTTCTTCATCAGATATATTAGAATCATAAATTGCTCTTATTTTTTGTGCTTTTTCAGCAGCAGAAGCTTTAACACCCTCGGTAGGATTCATTGTATTATATACAACTTTATATCCTACACGTTCTACTTCACTTTGATCTATAACACCATCTTTTAAAATTTCTTCAGTTTGTAAATTACTTTCAATCATATCAATTAATTTTTTCTGTTCTTCAGGAGGAAAAATACTAATAATATTTAATGTTTCATTTGGAAGTCTAGTAACATCAGAAAATTGATGATTCTTTAAAGCAGCTTTAGTATCTGTTAAATTTTTAGATCCTCTTAAAGCATTAAATGCCATTGCATTTTTTTCTATAGGATCGGAAAGATACATTCCTGAAAAACTATCAAAAGCTTTAAGTTTTCTTTGTAGTCTTTTTTCTGTTTTACCTGTAAATAAATTTAACAAAGAAGCATTTTCTATAAAATCAGTGTTAATTTTATTTGCTTCTATCTCTTTAAACTGAGCTTCAAGATTTACTAAATCAACTTTTTTGCCTGTTTTAACTCTTTCTAATGTATTTTGTAAATTAGCATCATAAGCTTCTTTAATTTTTCTTTGGCCATCAGCACTGTACATATGTCTATGTTTTAAAAAATCTTGATAAGTAGGGTAGTCAGCAGCTTTTCCTGACTCTCTTAAACTTTCATTATTATATACAGTTTCTTGCCAAACTTGAGGCCCTATAGCATTTTCTACTAAAGCAGGTTTAGTTAAATCTACATTAGCTAATGCTTTAGTGTATCCAGAAAGAGCTTCTTTTTCTTGTTTTAATTCAGAAATTTCATTCCGTATTTTGCCTCGTGCTATCCACTGATCAATAGAAGCTTGGTCTGCTTTATCTAAATATTTATTTCTTTTAAAATTTCCTATAAGTCCAAGAGCTATACTTGTTCCCATCAAAGCATTTTCTCTTCTTCTTTGTTTATCTCTTCTGCCTTGGTTAGCACCCATTACAGTATCTATTATAGGCCCTACTCTATCAATTATAGACATTTATGATCTCCCTAGTAAACTTTCTTCAGAAGTATTTTTTTCTGGAGCAGCTAATAAACTTTCTTTTTCTGGAATTGGCATTTCTTTTATTTGTTCTAATACACCTTCAGGAACACTTTCTTTTCTTACTGGAGGTATACTTATTCCTCTAAAAAATGTATCTTCTTTAATAGAATCTCTAAGATCTTTTGTTATAGCTATTTCTTCTTCGTCATCAACTTCATCATTTTCACCATCATATAATTCATAATCTCTAATTTCTGCTCTTTCAGAAATAGCCATTAATATAACCATTAAAGGTTCTGCAAGAAGTAACATAAGATCAGATTTCCATTTTCCTTCTCTCCATCCTTTCTCTAACATTATTTGAGCTAAAGTAGCTATAGAAAATCTTTTTGATGCTAATAATTGAATTAAATTAGTAAAAGCATCTTTATCTAATATTTTATCCATAAAGTATTCAATACCATCTTCCACTGTAACGTACTCAGGAGGACTTTCCCAAGCATAAGAAGTATCAGGATCATTAGTTAAAGATTGACCGGGAATAGGTCTTTGAAAAGGAGATATCTCATTTACAATGTCTTCATCAATTAAAGGTTGTTCTGCCATATGTTATTTCCTAGTTTAATTATCCGTACATAACTGGATCTATATGACCCATACTAACATCATTATGACCATAAGAATGTGTAACATTATTTTGTTGATTTATTGAATTCATATAACCCATATAATTTGAACCTTGATAATCTTCAATATTATTGCTATACATATCAGTAGTTACTCCTGAAAGAGTATTATCAGTATAAGCAGTACCTCTATTTGCCATATCTTGAGCTACACTAAGAGTAGAAGGACTCATTTCTCTACCTTCAAATTGAGGGCTAGCAAATTGAGAAGCTACAGTATAACCACCTACACTTGCTGTTCCTACTCCTACATTTCCTCCGGGGCCAGTATAGCCTCCTCTAGTTAAATCAGATATAGAAGTATCTGCTATGTATTCACCTACATTACCTGCTTTACTTAATAAACTATCTCCAGCTTTTAAAGCTTCTCCCATACTTTGATATTGTCTAACTCCGGGAATTTCTGAAGCTGCTCTTAAATCTAATTTAGTAGGATTTAAAAAACTTTCACCTAAAGTAGATGTTCCTTTGTCAGCTATAAAATTAGTATAATCAGTTCTAAATGTAGGACTAGTAAAAGATTGTGACCAATTATTTCCGGGGCTTAAATAATTTTGTACCGTTACTTGTTGTTGAGCCAATGATAAATCATTAAATTTTGGAATACCTTCACCTAATTTTATATAGGTATCTTTTAATGTTGATTGACTTACATTAGAAAGAGATCCTTCACCTAATCCACCTTTAATATTCATTTTAGCTGTAAGCTGAGAAACTCCTCCTTCTTGTTTTCCAATTTGAGCAAATGTTTCTGCACTTTTAGTTAGTTCACTACTAGTTACAACTTTTTCAGGAGCTATAACAGCAGCTTCAAGATTTTTTACAGAAGCTTTACCTACATCTGATACAGAATTAAATATTGCATTAGGCTCAGTAATTTGTAAATTTTTTGCTAATCCATCAGCTACTTTTAAAACATCTGCTCCACTGTTAATTGTAACTACGGCTTCTTTTCCTAGTACATTTCCTAATCCTGCTGCTACATCTGCTCCAGCTGCTATTTCTCCCGCAGCTATACCTGCTCCTGTACTTGCTCCTCCTAACAAAGAAGCTCCGCTGCCTGAAACAGCCGGGACTACTCCTCCTGCAATACTAGTACCACTTAAAGCTCCTGCCGAAGTTCCTGCTAATGTTGTACCCGGAGCAGCTACAGCACTTGCTGCGGTTCCTAAACTTCCTGCTGCTGTTCCTGCTAATGTTGTACCCGGAGCAGCTACAGTACCTGATACGCTTGTTAGAGCTGACCCTAAACCAAGAGTAGGACTAGTTGCTGCCGCTGCTGTTTGAGTAGCTGCTGCCGCTGTTTGAGCTACAGTAGCCCCTGCTGCTCCACCTCCTGCTCCAAAAATAGCTCCTCCTACAGCAGGTAAAGCTATAGCTAATAAAATAGTTCCTAATATTTTACCTATTTTAGATTTAAAAAACTTTTTAAAGCCTTTACCTATTTCTCTAAACCCTTTAGCTATTTTACTAAAAAACTTTTTCATATGTAGTACCTTATGTCAAAATCCTAATTAATGCGTTAATCTGATCTCTAAGTGCTGCTGACCAACCACCTTGTTCATATGCTTTAGCATCTGCTCCTAAAGCACCTACAATAACTGAAGCTGCTCTTTGTTCTTCTGCTTCATATGCTTTAAATTCAAAGTCTGCTTGATCTCTCATTTCTTGATTTAAAAAAGACATAGATTTAACAGTCATATTAAATCCATTCATAGCATTTTGTAAATTAACAGCATTTTGAGTGGCTGTGTTTATTTGGTTTGTTTTACGATGATAAACTACATCTGCTTGTTGTACTGCCGCAGCATTTGCAGCATTCCATGTATCTCTCCTTTGTTTCATATCAGCATTAAATTTATTTATGTCTTGAGCCATAGCTGCATTAGCTTTACGTCTATCAAGCTCTCTATCAGCTTCTCTAGCTGTGGCAGCATTTTGTTGATTGGTATTAAATTGAGCCATGTTATTTACAGCAGCAGCATTAGCAACTTCTATTTCTTTTTGCATATTAGTCATAAACATATCAACTTTATTTTGCTCTTGAATATTTAAAGATAAAGCTGTATTTTTAGCAGCTTGATTGCTTAACATTCTTTGATTTTCAATTTGTGCTTCTGTTATATTTGCTTGTTGTTGATTAGCTAAATTAGACATATCAAGTTTTAAAAATGCATTAGCATTGTTTATTCTAGCTTTAGTTTGCATATCTGCTTCAGCTATATTAAGTTGTGAAGTAATAACAGCATCTTGTATTGCTGCTTGTTGTCTGTTATTAGTTTCAGTTAAAGCTACTGTTTGAAAATATTTAGCATTAGTTACTGCTGCTTGTTGTTGAGCATTAAAGTTTGCCATGTCCATATTAAATACATTACCAGCATATTGAACTGCTCTTTCTTGAGCCATTGCTGCATCTTGCATAGCTGCTTTAGCTTCTATGTCTTTAGACTGAGATACACTGGCTTGTATTGCTTGAGCATTAGATTGTGCAATAGGCATAGCACTTTGTATAACAGCATTAAATAATGCATCACGACCTACTGTAGAAGCACTCATGCCTCTTTGAGCTAACATTTGATTAACCGCAGCTATTGCTGGTCTAGCCCATGAAGGAGGATTACCTTCTTCCATACCTTCAAGAAGACCTTCTATTTGAGTACTTACAAGAGCTTCTTCAGGTAAACCTTCTATTACACCTCTTTCTTCTTCAGAAAAATCTAATACTCTATCTTCTAATGCTGATGGATCATTTCCTATTTCTTTAATTTCATCTTCTGATAAGCCAGCATTTCTTAATTGTTTTTTATATCTAGTAATCTTTCTTTCTGAAAGACCTGCTACTTTTACTACTTCTGCTTTAGCTCCGGGGCTTAGTTTACCTGTTACTTCTTTAACAAGAGCAGCATTAGCTTCAGGATCATCTGATCTAAATTCATCTGCTACTGTAGCTGCTTCAATAGAATCTACACCTTTAACTTTAACTTTGTCTACATCTACAGTAGATTCATCTGAAAGATCATCTAATTTTGCAGCTTCAACATCAGCATCTTCTTTTAATAAATCTAATTCATCTAAATCAAGTTGAGCAGCTTCTTTAGGTTTTCCTGTTACAGGATCTATAGTTACATCTTTAGCTTTTTCTACATCTTTTACAGTTTTAACATCTTCATCATCCATAGCTTTAACTTCTTCAGCTTCTGGAGTTTTAGTAGGTTCAGCTACTGTAACAGGATCTTTACCTGTTATTTCTTTAGCAGATTCATATTTAAGTTTAGTCCCTGCTTCTTCAGATATATCAGCTAGTTTAGCATTATCAGGAAGTTCACCTTTAAGACCTTTAGCTAATTCTGTATCATATGTTTTAAGTCTTTCTTCTCTAGCATCTTTATCAATAATACCAGTAATAGGATTATCTGTAGGCTTAGGAATTGGCTTTTTTTCATTTCCTGAACTAGATCCTTGATTATTACTCACATTTTCACTCCCTTTAGCATCCTCAGAAGATAATTGATTATTTCCTTGATCATCTTTAGTTACATCTCCTTCACCTTCCATAGTTTCATCTACACCACTGTTTGTCTGAGATTGTGTAGCTTGAACATTTTGAGGATTTTGAGTTGTTACTAAATTAGCAGGACTTTGAGTAGTTGCAGCGTCATCTGTATTATAATTTAATTCTTCGGAAGCTTCATTATTATTTTGAGCTGCTGCTCGTCGTTGAGCTTCTGCTTGCGCTCTATTTATTTTATCTAATTCAGAATTTACATCACCAGAAGATTCAATAGGTGTATATGTTTGATTTCCTATTACTGGTATATCTTTTAAAGGAAGATCAGTTTTCTTTCTAGGTATTTTTTTACCGCCTCTAGGCATAACAGCATCATATTCAGTAAATCTTCTGGGGCCACCTCCTCCTATACGAGCATTAACACGACCACCAGCTTGATAGTCTGCTCTAGGCTTTCTATATCTTTGTCTTTTTGATTGTCGTGCTTTACTCATTTACTTTTCCTTTTTAGACTTAATCTTCTTATTAGGTTTCTTTTGTCCTAAAGTAACCCTCATCCATTTCCAGATTTCTTCTCGTTGTGTCTTATTCTTCTTTTTCGTCATTCCTAAATATACTCCTTACAGTCTGTGTTTCATAAATACGGATGCTAGTCCATATTAATGTTGCTAAGGCTGCTAAAGGAGGTAACCAACCCATCAACGCTGAAGCAGTCGTGGATACTGCTAATACATCTACCCCTGACTTAACTGCTTCAGTATCTAATGCCATCTACTACTCTCCTTTGTCCTTTGCTAGTCCTACATTCAACGCAATCATATCTATAAACTTATAAGCCTTTGCAACCCATTCATCGTCTTTAGGTGTAGGGGTTACTGCTGCAACTGCTGAAGCTAAAGCTACTGCTGCTGTTACAATGTTAAATATGTCTACTATTATTTCCATTTAT